AAAGGAACCAAACCTTCATCGAGAGAAACGATCTTTACATAATTTTTTGCAAAATAAACTGGATCATCATTGCACTTAATAAATTCCTCAATCTGACTACCAGTGAACTCAATTGGAGTGTTAGCCTTTTTGAGGTTTGGATTACCAAGATATACACCTTCAACCATTTAACTACTCCTATATTTTCACAGAATCATCTTTATTTTTATTTGTCTTGTTTGTTTTACTTTTTATTTTAAAATCCGTATCACCAAGAAATGATCCAACAGCAAGAATGAGAACCTTAGAATGTGCATCTCTGCTTGTGTTTTCTAATTCTACTTGACCCTCTGGAAGCATCACTATTTATTCCACCAGAGTTCCTCTTTGTCGTCTAATAGTGTTTAACATCTCAAAGTCTTTTACTTTTTTGTCTCCCTTATACGACCAGGCATAACCCGCATCAATCATCTGCTCATTCAGTGATGTTGGTTCATTATTAATAAACAAGTGCCCAATGATACGACCATACTTCTCTGTGCTGTTTGGAAGTTCGGTCTTGATGAGAATATCTTTCGCAAATTGTAATCTGTTCTTCAACCACTCTTTTGATTCGAGTCCAAGTTTCTTTTCGTATGCGTCCGTAGTGCGCGATTCAGGCGTATCAACACCCGCAAGACGAATTCGCTTAGTAAGGGAAATATCAAAACCCAAATCAATATCAGCGTCAATAGTGTCCCCATCGACTACCTTATGGATTGAGCGTATACGATATATGTATGGGTCTTTATTATCCATCAGAAAGGAAACTTAATACTCCCTGTATTTATAAAAAAGAGGGTGGTGAAGCCCTCTTAATTATATCAATTTTACTTGGGCATTCTAGCACCACTCTTATGGCGCTCTTGTCCACTTTCATCAGTCCAAGTTTCTCTTTCTCTTCTTGGAGAAACATAACCTACACCAGGAACAGCACCAGTTTGCCCCCTATCTCTAGCAGCATTTCTTGCTGCTGCTCTTTCTGCGGCTCTCTTGCGATTTCTATCATAAGAAGACATCGCTTCAACAATATCTTCTCTCCACTCTTCACTCATATTCACCATAATTGCTTCTGCTGCTTCTGGTGTTTCAGCATATCCTTCATCAAGAAGGTGTGAAAGGATAATGTCGTATAAATCTACTTGTTCTTTTTTTAGTTTTGATTGTGCTTCCTTTTCTGCTCTGTAACTATCTGGTTGTCCAGTTTTCTTTGCTTTTGCAGCAGCAGTTTTTCTTTTTGAAAACTCGGCACCTACTTTTGCCATTTTTGGGTCTCTATAACCGTGAGGGTCTTCTGGAGTTCCCATTCCCATACCACCTCTTTTAGAAAGTTTGGCGAGATAATCCTTTCTATTAAATCTTGGTTCTTGATAACCTTCATCAAGTTCCTGATAAACTTCCATATATGCTTCTTGAAGATTGCGAAGTTCTTGTGTGTCCATTTTACGAATACTTTTTAGTTATTTATTAGAATGGGAGTTTAAACTCTTTGGTATTTAGTTTCGGAATCGGTAGTTTCTCAAAAGCCTTATTCACTTGATTCTCCACGACTTTCCCAACGAACTGCTCTGGGTTGTTGAGGATTGCTTCTGCTCTCTTATAAGTCACATAAGCACCATAACAAAGTGCTCCACTAATCAGAAGGCTTGTCGTTGATAGAATAATTGCTAGGTTCTTCATTTTTCATTTCCTCATTTGCTAATTGTAATATGTAGTAGATGATGTATGCGGTAAATGCAAGTCCGCAAGAAAGCATAATAATCACACTCCAAACAGGTTCAGTCATTTTATTTTCTAACCTTGATAAACCACCGAAGTTGCATAAACATCATTTCCACTATCAACTTTTATTGTGTCGTCCCTATCTTTCTTTATCAACAGAGTTGAGTTTGATGGTATATAAATTGATCCAATAGTTACTCCAGCACCAGTTTGTTGTGTGATAAAATGATCTCCCGCACCAATATGTTGAACTAATACATATTGTGCTCCGACATTATTAGCATCAGAAACCGTGGTTCCAATTCCCGATAATTGGTGTAGATTTCCTATAATTTTAATTGGGTTCATTAGTATTTACCTAGATTATTTATGTTTTAGGATTTGTTCCAAAAATCAGACCAATCTCTTTCGTTATCACTTATTTCCCAACCAGGTTCATAGAATGAACATGGTTCTTGGAAAAGTTCATCAATTTTTGCTTTATTGACTCTTTTTTGAAGATCCTTTAAGTCTTCATTGGTGATACTCATTGATGATATCCAGAATTCGATTTAATACTTCGTTCGCCCCCCTTTTCTTTTCCTCAGAAAAGTTTTTAAAAATATCAGAATTTTCATAAAGTGATTTTTTTAAACCATAAATTTTATGAAGCATATCTATTCGGGTCAACATGCCTCTTGGCATAATTTTAATCTCATGGAATAATATCTATCGCATTAATCTCCTGGAAAATCTTTTTCAAGATCTTCATTTCTTTGTTGCCAAGTGACTCCACCATCTATACCTCTACATGGATTGATACAAGCGTCATCATCTAAATTATTACAAACAAGTCCAGCAAGATCTAATTCATTTCCTCGTTTACCAGTTCCAGACCAATAATGTTCACCATTTAACCAAGTAGCACCACATTTGAGGCATTCTTTTCTTTCTAATGAAAGATCAGACAGTTCTTTTTCAATGTTCATTTAAATGTTCCTCCATTTCTTTTTTGAATGATGTTCTTGGTAGATTCAATTGCTTTTCGAGCTTTCTCTTTATGAAAAACATTTGAATCTTAATCCAAGTGTATCTAATGTTTAAATCCACATATGAAAAAAGGCGTATGCTGCTTTCGTAACCACCATACGCGAAGAGTAACCCAGTTAATAGGAGAGTAATGTAAAAACCCGTTAAGGTAGGTTGCATAGATTTCTCCGATAAAATCTTACAAGTAGTAAAATCATAATGTATATAGACTATACTATCATGCCAACTATAATGTTGTAAAATTTAATACTAATATTCTGACATTTGACAAGATATCAAAATATGATTAGAATATCTTTGTTAGGGATGATAGATAAGGTATAGATAATATTTAACTATTTTGTTTCTCTCCGCCGCAGTGCCGCACGTATGTTAATATCTGCATTTTCAACATCTCCAACGACGACGTGCCTTACAGATTGCCTTGTCTGGATCTTTTGAGCAATCAATGTTATGCATCTTCTGCTGCCCCGCTGAGCGGGCACAGAAGGACTTACGACGCTTTGATCTTCCAGGACCAGGATCTTTCTCAGTAACTGCTGTTTTGAGTTTTGAACCAGGATTTTCGCGACGATAAACATTAACTGCTTTTTGACTCATTCCATCAGTTTTATCAGACTTGTTTACCTTTTGCCAATCTTCTTCAAATTCAACTTGTTCTCTATATGATGGTAATCCTGCTGAACCAGTTTGAATCAATGGTTGCCCAGGAGTAAATTCAGATATTACATGATTAACAACTTTTGATCCAGGGTATATTTTTTGAAGTTCATCTGTTACTTCTTGACGACTTGGTAGTTTTGCTTGTGGGAAGAACATACGAATTGAATAATACTTTCCTCTCCAAGACAACGTAATAGCGACAATGTTTCCTGTTTGAGCTTGCAGTCTTGTTGCTTCCTCAATTTGAGACTTAAATCCCTTAATAGGTTCTGGTTTAATTAAATCAACAATTTCTGTAAAAGTATTGCCATCAACATCTTCAATAGTTACATCCTCTGCTTTCACACAATTTGGATATCTTTTTCCAAACATTGTTTTCATGCCCTTTTTCTTGTACCCAGGCCAGCATTTTTCATTTAAAAGTTCATCTAAAATTTTATCAACTAATTTTTGCTCCTTCATTTCTCCACTTGCAACGTAATCTGCTGCTGTATCAATATAATCTGCTGCCTTGGTAATTTTTGATTGAACCCAAGCTTCTAAATTTCCTTCACCTTTTCCGATTGACATTTTTAATTTTTTAACTGCATCTTCAATATTTTTTAGTTCTGATCTTGCCATGGAATATTCATGATCTTTTTTTTCTTCAAGAGTTGGACATACATTAGATCCGTGCATTGGGCAAGTAGTTCCTTTCTTTGTATGATTACAAAACTTTTCTTCTGCTACAGATTTTCCAATCCCCACTTCGGTTGGTTTTACTGACTGCCCAGGAACATTAAATCCTTTTGGAAGTGGTTTACATTCTTTGTTTGTGTTGCACCAATACATACCTTTGCCACATAGTTCTTCACCAAGAATTATTTGTTCTATAGTTATTTTTTCTTCCGATTTAGTTCCCCAATTGTCAGCACCAACTTTACGGCACTTTACGAGTGCGCCAGATGCATACGCACTTGGCCAAACTCTATAACGTGATTTTACTTTATGATAGCAAGCATCTTTATTGCCACTGCCTTTACCTTTTTTATCTTTTGCTTCTTGTACGTTTATTTCTTCTTTCATTTTTTTTCTTGGAGAATCGGTAGAAACATAAGTTGGTTTTGCAGCCCCTGATTTTTCTTGTTGACCGGGATCTGCGATTTTTTTTCTTCTGGATGCCGACAATCTTTCTGCTTTTGTCATACTTGCCCTTTTAGAAGAAGAAACGCATTTTGGCGTTCCCTCTCCTGGTTCATCACTTGCACAAGTCCCACCAGTCACTACATTCACCCAACCAGACTTTCCATCTTTTGATTTTGATTTTCCAAACCAATCACGAAGACCTTCCTCATTCATTTCTTTTGTTTTTTCTTTCATAGAGTTAATGAATTTTCTGTAAACTGCTGCTTCTGATGTTTTTCCAGATGCTCTTGCTCTTTGTTCCATTGCGATAGCTGCTTGAATTTTATGAGCGTGTGAACGACTTGATTTTTTTATTTTAGTTACTGATTGTTTTGCAGTCTCAACATCCTTAAATCCGAGCCCATGAATAGTGCCTTTTGGATTTTCATCCGTATAAAGATCAGAGTGTTTTTTTGATCCCGCAGGTTGTCCTGGTTTTCTTGAAATACGAGGATTGTTCATTCAACTGGTTTTGATTTAGTCTTCTCACCTTTTGCTCTTTTTTTTCTCGCGGCACAATGTGCTTTTTGAGAAAATCCTTTTGGATTTGAGCAATCAATACTTCTTTTATATTTATTGCTCCACTCTTCTTGAAACTCTTTATAAGTTTTCATTTATTTATGCGAGGGTAATGTTTGCTGATCTTAAAACTCCATCAGTTCCTCGTACTTTAATTCTTAAATTAGTGTTACTTATAAGTTCAAAACTCATTTGAGAATTATTTGGAGGTGTTGAAGTGGTTCCTAACCCAATGGTAGATATTCCTACAATTAAAGAATTTCCGACAACTTGGGAACTACCATGAACAAATAAACTTGTACCAGAAGCACCTACTGCACCAACAGTTAATGTGTGCGAAGAGTTTGTTGTTCCTATTCCAGTGTTGCCACTTACAGATTGTCGATGAAGAGTAGAACCACTTACCGTCCAAAAGTTTAAATCTGATTGATGAGAGATAAACTGCAAAATATCATTTGCTCTGGCAGAAGTTGCGATGCCAACTGTTGTTGAGTTTATTTCTGTAAATTCTGATGAATCGAGTTTAATGCCATTGTAGAAAACATCTATTGAATTTGTATTTGTATCATATGCAGAAACTGTAAATGATGTCTGACCAGTAGATGCAGTTGCGTTTGTAACAGATCTCTTTGGAGTTGTGGCTGCTTTTGGTCGATATGTAATAATATCAACATCGTCACCAACAAAAGTCGATGATGATATACCTACGGTTGTTCCATTTGTTGCAGTATAATCAGATGATGCTAAACGAACTCCGTTTAAGAATACATCAAGATATCCAACTTCATAATTTACACTAAAACTTGTCTGCCCTTCTGTTGCAGTAAAACGAGTTTCATTTTTTTCAAATATCCCAGTTAACCCAGTAAAATCTAACTTGATTGTGCTTATTCCTGCGGAAGGAGTTGTAATTGAACTTACCGCAGACCCAATAAAATTTAGTGTAGTTACTCCCGATCCAATGTAAGTTCCAGTGCTCTGAACTCCAACACCAGCAATTAATCTTCCATCAGATGCTGTTATAATTCCTGTGTATATTGCATTTCCTGTAACATGTAGTTTTGCAGTTGGATTTGTGGTTCCTATACCAAGATTATCAGAAACATAAGCACCACCAGTTACTTGAAGATCTTGACCTGCCGTTCCAGTAGAAGTTCCAGTTCCAATTAATACTGGACCATTTGTAAAATCAACTTCCGTAGTAAAAGTAGAAAAACCAGTTACATTTAAGTTTGTTGAATTTAATCTTGTAACAGTTCCAATTGTGCCAGTTAAGTTGGTTGTATCAAACCTTGTAACAGTTCCAATTGTTCCAGTAAGATTAGTTGTGTCTAATCTTGTAATTGTTCCTACACCAGCATTAATTTGACCACTAAACGTTGCTGCTGTAAGAATTCCAGTTATACTTACATTGCCAGTATATGAAATATGACCCGCACCATAAGATTCTGCCCAAGGATTAACTGCGCGTACCGTTGTAGCGATTCCTACGCCGCCAGTATCCTGTCTGACATACAAAGTTCCATCATAAGTGTTTAGAGCCACTTCGCCTAGATCTAAATTTGCCAATGTTGGCCTCTTACCAGCAGTTGCTGATCTCTTTAACTTAATTTTTGGATCTGCCATTTTTTAGTCGTTATGTAACGTCAAGTCGGAAGCGATATATATCGCTTTTTTTATTTATTAAAATTCTCCACCATCCTCTGCAATTGTGGAATCTTCTGCATCAACTTTGATTGTGAAAAACTCCAAATTTTTTGGTATCTCCACATTCATAATTTTTTCACTTAAATCAGAATCTAATTTTTTCTTTTTTCTACTGTTACTTTTTGGTAACACAATTTTTTCTTCTATTTGTGGAGGAGGTGGTGGAATAATTTTTTCTTTTACTTTTATGAGTTCTTCCGCAGCATCTCTCATACAATTCATTCCACCTTCTAAATCATACATACGCTCATCCAGTTTCATTAAATAAGATATGCGATTTTCAATATTAATTACCTTTTGAGTAACATCAGTATGTTTTGAGATTACATCCTGATGACTTTGAATTAGAATTTTTTCAACACTAGTCCCTTCAAGTCTTGCTTGTTGATCTGCAATAATTTTTTCCAACTCCTTTATCTTTTCAGAGAAAAACATTAGTTTAGACTCTAACCCAATATTTAAATTTGCTATCTCTGAATATTTTTTTTGATATACTGCAATGCAAGTTTTAAGTTCAAGAATTTCATCTTCCATGGTCAAAAAATCAATCTAATCTATTTAGATTAGAAAGCACCAGCGTCAACAGTGATGTTTTCTAAAATTCTTGCAGTTCCATCATAACGAATTACATCAGTATCACCAGCAGCATCATTGACTTTTAAAGAACCAATTTTTAAATTGCCAACAACAGTTGCAGCACCAGAAACATTAACGTCAATGGCACTCATCAACCCATTAATGTTAACTCTGGCAGAAAATGTAGAAACGCCAGTTACATTAATTCCACCCGCACCAACAATTAATCCACCACCGCCATAAGTTAAGTTTGCACTATCTTCAAGGGATCCAGAAGTTCCTGCCAACACAACTCTGCCAGAAGTAAGATCTGAGACAGTTGCTGATGATAGAACTGTTTCTCCACCACTAATGTCAGCTCCACCATTAGCATCAATTGCACCAGTAAACGTCGAAACACCAGTAACGCTTAGGTTCGTTGCATTAATTCTTGTTACAGTTCCTATCGTGCCAACTAAGTTGGTAATAGTGCCACTAGTGCTGTTTAATGTAGTGATAGTCGCAGCAGTGCCTGTAAGATTCGTAATAGTACCATTTGTACTATTCAGAGTAGTAATTGTAGCAGCAGTACCTGTTAGGTTTGTGATTGTGCCACTAGTGTTGTTTAGTGTTGTAATAGTAGCAGCAGTACCAGTTAAGTTAGTAATTGTACCACTAGTACTGTTTAATGTTGTAATTGTACCAATAGTTCCAACAAGATTCGTAGTGTCGAGTCTTGTAATTGTGCCAATAGTACCACTGAGATTAGTTGCAGTTACATTTGTAACGCTTAATGTTGCAATCGTTGCTGCACTTGAAACATTGACATCATCAAGTTCCGCTAATCCATCTACATATAAATTTCTCCATTCTTGTGCTGGACGCCCAAGATCATAACTATCATCTGCACTTGGGGAGAAATTTTGATTCACTTCCCACGAGTCTGTTGCATTCTGCCAAAGTAGAGTATAATTATAATCTCCATATACTTCAATACCAGAACCATTTGCACCAGCATCTGATGGAGTGGATGTTGAAGCAATACCAACAATTTTGTCCTCAACATCCAATCTTTCGGTGTGAATGATTGTCTCAGTTCCGTTAACAGTCAAATTACCACTGATTGTTAAATTCTGAGAAATTAAAACATTCCCTCCACTAAAAGTAGATGCACCAGAAACATTGACGCCGCCAGCACCTACAACTAATCCACCACCACCATAAGTTAAGTTTGCGCTATCTTGAAGTGCGCCATTTGCGCCAGCAAGAACAACTCTACCAGAAGTTAAATCAGAAACTGTTGCTGATGAAAGGACAGTTTCTCCACCACTAATATCTGCACCACCATTAGCATCAAATGCACCAGTAACAGTTAAAGCTCCTCCAACAGATGCACCTTTTGTTACTACCAAGTTTGTAGTAACTGTCAATGCTCCACCAACAATAACATTGTCTGGCATTCCAATAGTGACCTGGTTATCACTCACTGCCGTATTAATTTCATTTGCAGTTCCTGCAAATGTTATTGTCTGTCCAGTGCTTACTACGTCAGGAGTTCCACTATCAGCAGCAATTGTAAAATTACTTACAACTTCTCCCCAAGAAAGATTACCAGATCCGTCTGTTTTGAGATAATAATTATTTGTTGGAGAAGATGGAAATGTATAAGTTACATCTGCTGCAATGTTTGCTGGGGCAGCAAAAGAAATTGAATTTGTTCCATTTGCAGTTGCTTCGTATACTTTTACTGCACCACCAGTTGATGCAGTTTCTGTTGTCCAAAATCTACCACTGCCAATGAGTTTATTTCCTGCTGCACTACCAACGTATAAGTCATATTTGTCAGTTGTAAATCCAGGTTCTCCACTATTCAATGCTGGGAGGTTTGCAAGTAAACCTCTTTTAAATTTTAAAATAGGTGCCGCCATTGTATTGTAAAAAATTCTTTGCTATGTTTATTTATTAAAAAGTTCCATAATCAATAATGTCATCATCTATATTGTCAGCAAGATCCATCACTTCTGACGGGTCCACAAAAACAAAAGTACTTGTAGATGCCTCGTAAATAAGAAGTCTCCTGTTTGCCAAATTTGAGGTGTTGACATCACTTAACGTAACTAAACTTCCACCTCCACCAGATGCATCAGATCCTTCCCATTTGCCAGTTGTTGAATTGTATTTTAAAAACTTGTTGTTGACGGTTGCACTTGCTCGGTCAATGTCGTCCATGAATTCAAGACGAACTTCTCCACCACCACCCTGAACAGAAATATCTCTTAGACCTTGATAAAGAAGATTTCTTAGATCTCTCACTTCTTTTTTAAGACTTTCTATTTCGGTATTTTTTTCTCCAACAATATTATCATCTTTGATGAGAGATTTTAAAGTTTTTAATACCTGAGATACTGATGGGTTTTCTTCTTCGATTTTTTCACCATTTTCAATTTCTGATGAATTCGAAATTTCATCAATTAAATCTTCATTCTCATTTTGAATATTGTTAATTTCTTCATTTGTTTCTTCTTCTTTATTTTCTTCCTCAAAAGTAATTTCGATTGGAATTTCATAATCTTTAATAGGAACTTCAATTAATGATCCTGATATTTTTTGTTTGTCCTCGTTAAGAGTAACAAACTCATCTACAACTTCAATTGACTCATTAAATAACCAATTTTCAAATGCTTTTATTTCCTGTGTTTCTTTTTTCTTTTTTTTCTCTTCTTTCTTTTTTAATACTACAAGTTCTTCAAATAAGTTATTAATATCTATTTTTGGTTCTTCTATTTTAATTTCTTCTTTTTCTTTTTTAATTTCTATATCTTTTTTTGATTCTTTTATATCCGATGATTTTTTATTAGAAATCTTAGAAATTTTATCAAGTTCAGTCAGAACAAAATTTAAGTCTCCTAAAAGAGACTGATATTCTTCTTCTTTCTTCTTTTTTTCCTCTTTGATAAGAGAGAAGAAATCGCCTAGATTTGTTTGGTTTTCATCTTTTGTTCTAGGCATTTTCTCTATTAGATAAACCCTGCTTCAATAATTTTTGAAGTTCTGCTGTGGATCCAACAAATAGGGCATTATTAACTGTGGTGGGACCTTTTGGCGTGTCCTCTGTTTCCAAGTCTTTTAATTTTCTTTGCAAATCCATCAATTTATCAGTTGCATCAGAAACACTCTTAATCAATTGACCAGCAACTTCATAGGCTCTTGGAGTGTCATTTTCCTGAGCCAGTTCCAATATATTATTTATTGCTTCTTGACCTTTTTCAATTATGGAATATAAGTTTCCCCTTGTATATTCATAGTCTTTTCTGATGTCTGTGCTACTAGATACTTTTTGTATTTCTTTTGATAATTTTTCAGCAGATACAATTTCTCCTTCTACATCAAATACATCATTCAATTCGCTGAATTTATCGGTTTTCATAGGTCAATATCAGTATTAAGTGTTGGACTAAATTCTTTAAAGTCTTGGAAGAAAGAAACAGTCTCATTGAAACCAAAATCATCTCCAATTTCAATCAGAGCGTCGTCAGCAGTTGTAATTGTTTTGACCGCAGATCCTCTTACATGTTCCGTTTCAACTGTGTTATCCTGACCCCTCTTAACTGTAAGTTTATTACCAGATATTGAAGTAACATACATTTCTTCTTTATTCACGTAAATATATGATGACTCAGATAGACCTGTGGCATCGTTCACGACAAAGATTGTTTGTCCAACTGGAATATCTTCATCAAGAGTAGTGACAATACTATTGTCATAGTCTTTGACTGCCCTAGGAGTTACTGTATATCTCATTTCTCTCTTAGGACTCTCAATACCAGTCATAACATCAACAGTAGCCTTCTTGATAATCTTACTATCTTGTACAGGACCAAACAGATGAGTTTTGGCAGTAAAGATTAATGTATAGACAAGAGCTCTTCTTGTAGTATAATCTCCCTCATATTGATCATCCATTGAAATTGATTCCAACTGAATTGGAACATCTTTCTTTTCGTCAATTGTATCAACTAAATTGATAGTTAAATTATAAGATGGTTGAAAATATGGTAATATTTGCTCAATAATTTGAAGAGCATCATCATTTGTTTTTGATAAAATTGACAGTTCAAACCTCATGTTGTAAGGCACAGGCATGAATGTCTTTTTTTGAAGTGTTGGATTGGATGGATTTTTTGTTATGAAAGATTTTGTTGATGATGTTTTTCTAGAAGGATCGTATGTAACTCCAGTAAATTCAAAAGACATTCTTGGTAATGTCAGTTGGACTGGTTTATTGAGATCTGCCGACTGCTCCAATCTCGCTAAAAATTTCTGAGTAGGACCATAAGCAAGAGGAACCTTCATCACACTAAAAGTGTTATTGCTATTGTCCTTATGTTTAATGTTTATATTATTGAAAAGAGTGCCAAATCCAATGACAGTTCTTCTAAAAATTTCGTGATAAAAATATTCAAACATTTTTTGATCCTATTATATAAACTATTTAACAACTTTTTAAATTATGGTTCGCCAAAGGGATTTCTTTGCGTGAAGTCTAAAATATCATCAGCATTGAGTTCAATAACATCATTTTGAGCATATGAATCGACAAGATCCTGAGTTTCTGCACTATAAAATGCATATACTGCTCCCGATTCTGATCCTGTGATTGCCTCACCATTTACAAAACTGCCGTTAATAATACTGATTTGAAGTTCCTTAGTTGATGCTGTCCACTTTTTAACTCTTGCAGTTGTTCCAGAATTACTACCAATAATTATTTCATTGAATACATAATTTCCTGCTCCGAGTGTATTGGGTGCGGCAACTGTGACTGATGGAACAGAAGTATACCCAGATCCAGCATTAGTAATGTAGATCGCTGATATAGCATTTCCAGATAGAATTGAATATCCCTTTGCCGTAGTTCCTCCACCAGGAGCACCCGAGAAAGTGATGATTGGTGCAGTTGTATAACCAGATCCACCACTTGTGATTGTTACAATACCCACTGTTCCAGTTGTTCCAATACCTGCGGTTGCAATTCCCCCACTACCCGTTGTACTTATAAAACTAATTCCTGGTGGATTAATATATCCAAAACCAGGATTTAAGATTGCAACTGAACTAATACCAAATCCAGAGTTTGCAAATGCCAGAGCCGATGCAGTTTTTCCTCCTGCTGGTGCAGAAGATATTGCTACAATTGGATCACTTTCATAACCATATCCATCATTAATCAATTGAATATATTGTAATCCGCCATTTCTAATTGTAGTCAAAGCAGTAGCCGTTGATCCTATTCCAACAAGAGTAAGAGTCTGAATATACCCATCTTCTTTAACATTATCATCAATATTTGCAACATCCGTATCGATAACTTCGTCTTCATAACGGAAGAGTTCACATCTCAGTTCATAAACATAAGTCTTTTGAAGTTGATAGAAAGGTTGCTCATGCTCAACAAATTTAATCTCAAATAATCTATCGCCAAGAGGAAACCAAATTAAATCACCTTCTTTTGGTCTAGTTGATAGTTCAATATTTGGTAGATTTTTTATCAGCGGAGAAATATAATTTTCATATCTTTCTTTGGATATAATTAATGTTAAATCATTTAGAGGTTGTACACCAAATTTTGATAAAATAGTTCCCTGTCCTTCATATCCATCATAAGTATTCACATAAGCTTCTATTGGATATGCATCATCAAATTTTGATTGTATTACTTCTTTAATAACTGTCTTTTTGGTTACATATTTTCTGGGAAGATAATAAACTTCAACTCCATACATTCGGAGTTGTTCGTTAATCAAACTCTGTATTAATCCTTGTTCTGCGGATGTTCCCTGAGTAAAAAACGGATTAAGTGCCATATCATCCTATCATGTCTAGTGGTGGTAATTCGTAATAAGATGAACTTTTCTCCATGAGAGCATCAATTTCTCTTTGTCCATCATCATAAATTTGCCTTCCATTGAGTTCTACACCACCAGGAAGTCTTACTCCTTGGAATTTAATTAGATTCATTCCCCACTGTCTTTTTACGAGAGCAGTTAAATATTGCTTTAAGAAAGAATCATTCCAAACTCTTGCGTATGTATTTGGATCTAAAAGTCTATAACAATCAATAATTATATAATCTCCCACATTTAAACTTTGGAAATCAACATCCAAATAAAGTCTATCTTGTCTCTTATTAAATCTAATCGGTTTATGAGTGCTCAATAAGAAATCAATAGTTTCCAAGTAAGTTCTTGTCATAGAATATGTCAAAAGTTCTGTTGATCCCCAATAATAAATATCATTCAAAAATAATTGATATTTGATACTAAACATGTTGTTGGTCAAAGAATTTGACCCATCAAATCGAAATATTTTTGTAACTCCAATTACAGATGGAGGAACTTCGATGTAATTGCTGTTTTCGTTGTATGTAAATGTGGTAGCAGCACCAACCATTGTTGTTGTAACAGTTTCTGTTGTTAATCCCACAACAGAGTTCTTTGCAGGTGCTCTTCCTCTGTTAATATCATCTTGGGTAATTTGATATTTTAAAAAAGCTTGATATACGCCATCAAAATGTCTTTCTTGGAAATATTGAACAGCATCATCTACAAGGTCTTCAATTTGCTCATCGGACACGTTAATCTCCAAAACTGGTGCTCCCAGTTTTCTTTTTACGTAATCAATTAATTCTCCCCTCGATGCTGGTTGCGCCATAATCAGTTTTTTACTATTTTAAATATTTATGGAGCAGATGATATGCCAGGTTTTACAATGATATTGCCGTCTACAATTCTATAAACTGTTGATCCCGAACTTACTAGTACATCATAAACATATCTTCCTTCTTTCAAATTTCTCGTTTGTGTTGATCCAAGAGATATTTTGAACTTTCCTCCTGCTGCACTTGTAAATCCAACATTGAAAGTTGCCAAAGCATAAGATGATGATCCTATTGAAACACTTTTTGTTAGTTGTGATGAACCAGTCCAGGTTGTTCCAGCACCAGAAAAATCAAAAACAGATCCCGAAGTTGTTTTTACTGTAAACTCATTTACAAAGTCTGCCCCACTATTAATTGTTAAATTAATAGCAACAGGAGTACCTGATGTTGGGTCAAAGGTAAGAGAGTTTGCCATTATTGTAATTTCTCTATAAAAGTTTTAAGAAGATTTTTTATTTCGTCAACATCGTCTTTTATATTACTAATTTCATTTTCAATATTCTTAACTCGATTCACTTCATTTTCTTTTTGTTTTTTTAGACGCATATATTTCTCATATTCGTATTTAGAGTCATTAACAATCGCATTGCTCTTCTGATCTCTCAAAAGAGCATCATTATCTTTTACTTTAATATAATCACTCATTATGCCAATGCGAGTGCTCGCATGTCTTTGATCTTAGGAACGTAAGCTTGATTTATTGATGTCAATACAATTTTAATTCTAAAATACTTAAAGTCTGGTAAGTTATTTGCAGTAAATTCATAATTTGCATAACTATCAATTGTAGAAATCGACTGATTAATATAATTTTTATCAATGAACTTGTCTGATGTTCCATCATTATTTGCAAAATTAATAACATCACCATCAACATCCAGATTCTGATACCCTGGGAAAGGAATGAAAACCGGGTCTCCATTCTCAGAATTATCTATTGCATAAAATGCTCTAATATCGGAATCTACATTTATATGAGCAGATAAGAATAATTTGATTGATCTTGCTGGATTTTTCAATCTAACAATTTTAGTTACATATTGACAATCTGATGGATCTTCAAAGAACGAATTAACTCTTGGATCAGTCTTATAGTCTGTAAATACGCTATTGATTCTATTAGAAGTTGTAATTATATTGACTCTTGTTGTATCAATAATAGGAGATAACCTTGTATTATCTGTTGCCAGATTCATTGACATTGTAAGAGATTTATTTCCAGGTAAAGTTGGAAGTAAATTCTTTTCATTTACCTTAGACGCAATAATTCTTGGAGAATTCAGATAATTTGTTCTATTAAGAATTACAGATTCATATCCTTGATCAATGAATGATGTTTCTGAACCACTAATACTTGTTCCACTGACTGTTCTAATCTGAGCGTTGACAGATGTTAGATTTGGAATAAAGGTTTGAATATTAGGAGTTACAGCTTCGAATGGAATGTTTTGAGTTGCTTTTGCAATATTTCCACCAGCAGTTGTTGTATCATCGAAATATAGTGGAATATATGTAGACTGTTCATTACTTCTATCTACGCCATAATCTGAATCCTTCGTATTTAATTTAATGTAGTAGTAATTCAATCCGACTGGATTTGCAACCGTAGAATCGGATAATCTGTGTGTCTTATTAATTCTTCTCAGTGAAACTCCACTGTATTCATACTTATAAATCACATCACCACTAGTAATTGCCTTTCTTACACTGTTGCCAATTCCCCTGGTAATAGTGATAAGTTGACCATTACTTACACCTTCATATTTGATGATTTCTTCATTGACAAGAATGTATCCTGGATTTGCACCAGATACTGAAAGATTTTCAAAAATTTCAAATCCAGAAACACTTCCAACTGCAATCTCTCCATTATAGTCCTTAGTATAAGGAACAGTAATAGTTGTTGGAGAAACGTCTGGAAGTACACCTTTTAATGTTACATAGTTTGTATTTGAATGCATACCATGGTTTTTGTGATTGACCTTAAAGTGCAATCCATCAGATACTACATCTATTGCACCAGAGATGTACAGTTCAGATCCAGAGGAATTTATAATCGCTGTTGTTATCCCTGCACTAGTATATTTGTAAATTGTGTTAGCAACACCCGCAATAAAGTTACCTTGTACGTTATCAATAACCAATTGATTTACATCGCTCACTGATGTAACATTAATCTTTAAGTTAGTACCAGTTGATGTTGTGCCAAAAGTTGCGGTTAAAACATCACCAACAGAGTATCCAGTTCCACCAGACACTAATGCTATTGTTGCAACTACACCATTTTGAACTGTTATATTTGCTGTTGCATCTTTTCCTGTTCCGGTTAAAGTTTTTAATGCAACCGCAGAATAAATTTCAGTTCCTTCTAATGGAGCATAACCAAGTCCACCATTCAAAATGGACAGACCACTTGCCTTTCCAACTGACCCAACATAATTGCCATAAGCACCAGTTGAAAGTTGAATCACACTGTTGCCAAGGATAAAATTATTATCAGAAAGTGCAGATGAAATACCAATCTTAATTCTTCTTGAATTTGATGTAATTGGATTTTGTACTAAGATAGGAATTTGTGCATTTCCTTCTGCTAAATCGGGGTTAAAGAATGAAATACTTCCACTAGTTGCAAACTCGGCTCTATACAGTTTAAATGTCAAATCATCTGTAACTGTTGGTTGCCAGTTTGATGCATTTTGTGACTTGTATAGTGCGCCGAGAATTGGTTGAGTTGAAACCAAGACTTGTGAAGAAGAGGATGGTTTTTTATCAACTTCACCTAGTCTAGATGTCCAAACTTTGTAGTTATTTGAATTAGTTGATAAAACAATTGCATAACTTCTCTTTCCTTCCAGATAAACTGGTGACTTAAATGCAAAGTGAGTTGGAGTTGTTGCATCAGAAGTCTTCACCACAGAACTTGCATCAAGAGTAACTTCACTGAATGGAAGAACTACATCTGATGGTTGATTAAAATCAACAGTTCTAAGTTGGCAAGTAACTGGCAGTTCATCATCTTTATCTTTAAAGTAAATATCAAGACCTGTTAAGAAAACACCAGTTTCATCATCAACAATGAAAGTCTGTGCAAGAGGATCAATATATTTTCCACCAAAAGATGAAACAACAGAATTTTTAAATGTAAACTTACTAATCTTTTTAGGACTCTTAATTGAAGCAATATCATCTTCAACTGCTTCAATTGTGCCAACTGACAAGTACTTGTCCTCGGATACAGAATTAAGAACCTGAGTAGAAGAACTATTGACTGAACTATTAGTCAGTTTAAATACTTTTTCACCAGTTGTGAACTTTGGATTAACTGCAACATTTGGATCTGGAATATAGAAGGACCCGATTGCAGTTCCAGTGCTATCATTTACGATTCTGACATTTTGAACTGTTGCTTGTGCTCCACTCGTTTGTCCATATAGTTTCATTCCAACTGCAATAAATCCAAAGTATTCACCTTGTGGTTTGTTTGCAAGAGAATATGTATCAATATTTAGAAGTGTTGATGTGGATGAATACTGAGCTGGAACTGTGAGATCTGAATTGTATGGGTTAAACTTATGTATTTCCGTTGGAGCATTGTATGGACCAAACTTGTGATTTGATATTGCCACTCTGAATGCAATCTTTGGATTCACTCCACTGATAACATCATCATAATCAATTCCTGGGAAGAATCCACTGACAGTTTCCCCAACAGAGAAAGCACCAGAATCCATTGTAATTTCAACCAATTTAGGAACCACAAAATTATTAACATCTACGCCATCAAAAAATGCATACATTCTAGAATATGGTTGCAGACGCTTAGAAACAAATTCTACGTTTCTTGAACGGATAAATGGAGTAATTTCCGAAGCAATTGATTTATCACCAACCGTTAAAGTTTCAAATTCTTGGGTATCAATAGTTTGAGAATAAGTCTTATCAGTATCGGATGTGATAGATTCAATTGTTACACCATCTGAACTCTTTTCAAGACCAATCCATCTTAGATCTCCATTATTTGAAGAAGTTCCATTATTATTAAAGAACTGTGTATAAGTTGATCTTGTTTCTGATTTACCATTCAATAAGTTTCTATTTCCTGTCCAAATAATGTTCCACGACTCCCAAATAGTGGGAATAAATCCAATTTGAGAATCATAATTTTCTAACTTAGCAATTTTATCAATTGTTGAAGTAAAGTTTCCAGCAACATTGAGATTTTCTGGATCGAGTTTTACAGAATCTACCCAAATATCCGAATCTGGTGTAAGATCAAGAGTTCCCTCCCAGAAGTTAACCAGATATGGTGAAATTTGTTCAGTTCTAGTTGCAAATGGTTGAGATAACCATTCAGTTGTGGTGTAATCTAAACTAATTACATCGCCAGTTTTCTTGACATTTGAACCTTGAAGATCCGTTACATAGTTTAAATCAGCATAAGGATCCGATGACTGTCCGATTCCAATAATAGAATTTGAACCTAAAATTAGATCAATCGCACTGGTGTAGTGTGATGGTCTCATCTCTCCGACGTTTGGATTGATCGAATTCTTTACACCGTTTCTTACATCTTGATTGGAACTGTTTTTGAAATTATCTACAAGAAAACCAGACTTAAATTGATTGATGCCATTTTTATCTGGAACTGAAAGGTTTGCAGTGTCTGTTTCGAGTAAAGAAAGTGTTGTAAACTTTTCTAGACTGTTAATTCTAGTTTCCAGTCTAGAAATATCAGCCATTGTGTATCTCTTATAACTTTGTTGAGATACAGACGCATTTTGTGTATTATACAGATAAGGTGGTAAGAAAATTTGAGCAACCTCGATTGCATCATCAATTGAAGTTGGTGGATTTGGTGTTTCCGAAGATACACCTTGAACCAACTTAAATATTCCATTTTTATTGAGGAAAACTTTGTCTATTCTTGGAAGATAGAATTTAAAATCAAGTAAAATCTGCTCATCAGATGCCAAAATATTTTTTGCACTATTTCCCGATTGTGCAAATGATCTTCCAGAAAACTCAAATGGTGATTTTGCACCAGATGAAACCGTATAAGATGCAACTCTTGGACGAATATCAATAATATCTGTATTTCTTAATTCATTGTAATATGGAACATCCTTATTAAAATTGAAGGAGTTGTATGAGTTTACAGTTGTGATATCTCCATCATCATTTGAAGAATAATAACCATATTGGAAATAAACTTTAATTTTTTTCTTTGGAGAATCTTTTTCTGAGATTCTTCTTATTCTTCCATAGTCATAAAAAGTATCTCTTTGACCATTATCTAGAATATATGAACTTGTAATATCTCTACCATTAGCAGTTACGCTAGAAACCCTAGATTCAATCCCAGATTCCTCAAAAACGAGAATTTCCCCGACCGTGAAAGATTTTTGATTGAGATATACAATTTCAACTGTGGTGTCTGTTGTTTTCTCAACATATGTCGCTCTGGCACCGCTGAGAGCGCCTCTAACGGTCTCTCCTAGGATTAGATCTGCCGTAGTAGCATTTGGTCCTGTAAGCGATTCTAGGGACAATCTGGGAGCACTTGGATTATCTGTTCCGTAAGATTCAAAAACACCACGAAGTTTGATAATGTCTGGAACATTAAGAGAAATTTCTTCGTCTTGAACTCTTGTTCCATATGGATAGTCTCCATAAGAAAGACCATCATTTAACGTAGTTGTTCCAATTCCAGACGAAGCATTTGCTGAGTATGAAACAATCAAACTGCTTGATCTCTGATTTTCTTTTGCTTTGGAAACTACATTAATTTTTCTTAAAGTGGCAATCAGTCTTGCATTTCCACTCTCGTTGATGCCGTTTATAGTTAATCTAGTAGAACCTGCACCAAACGTGAACATATCAGACCTTAAAGCCTGAACTGTACCATCAGAGAAAGTTAAGATATATCTTTCTTCGTCAAAAGGAAGGAAAGTTTCATTTGCTGCTGCTATTACCGTATTGGTAGAATTTGCACTTACAACAACATCATACTGTTTTCTAATTGTTAAATTTGAAGATGACAAATTAATATCTGAAACGTTTCTTCTTGAAAGCGGTGTATAGAGAGTATTGTCAGAAGATTCTGGTAATTTTGTACCAATTACTTCTAAATCCGAAACGTTTATTGTATTTTTTGGTAAATTTCCATTATTGACACCAGCAACACTTGTAGTTCCTTCAACTATAAGGGTTGTAAATCCATTATTTGTTCCTATGGACTTAACTTTTGCATAAGACTTATCATAAGCCGTTGCAGCAGCCTGTATGCTAAATGCTAATGTTGAATATGAAATAAACTCTACAATGTCACCAGCACTCAGTCCAACTCCAAATACAACAGAAGTGCCACTTATTGCATCATAGTTTGAATAATCAAGTTTAATACCGTTTACGTAAACATCTAAAAATCCTGGTGTATATAAAACCGTGAATGTTTGTTGACCCTCTGTTGCTGTAAATTTTGAATCAGAAAAATAATTACCACTTCCATAGAGAATCACCTCTACCAAATCATTTGTAAATAATTCATAGTTAAGTAAGAATGATGAGTTCTGAGCAAATTGCACAAAATCATTTTTGTTATACTTAACGCCATCTACAAATATTTCATAATCTTTTGACGAATTATTTGGTATAAAATCATCTTGTGATTCAGATGAAGTTATTGTACTTGCTGATGAAACATAAGACGCTGATGGATACGAAATAATTTCAACTCTATCACCTGCAACAGCTGGACTTGGTACATAAATTTCAGTTGCTGTGTTTTCAATAAATTCTGTTGGTCTCAGCAACACACCATTATAAAAAACGTCAACATATCCAGAATTATATGATGGTACAGTATATCCAGTTTGTAGTCCAACCGCAGTAATTGTTGTTGCAGTACCAGTTATTGAACTTTGTTGTACAATCTCTACAATATCACCAGGATTTGTGTCATTTACTAAATTAATAACTGCTCCACTCGTTGCAGTATATTCAGTATTTTTGAGAAGTTTTACACCATTGACATATACTTCTTCTCTACCTGGCGTGTATGCAGCAGTAAATGATGTTGTTGCAATAGATGTTGTTACTGTCGATAATCCAATTTTTGATCCAATAGCATACTCTCTAATTGCAACATAAGCATCTACGGTTGGAGGAGTATTTAAGTGAATAATACCAGTTCCAGTGTAGATATTAAATAAACTATCATCAATTTTAATGCCATTAATGTATAATTGAGTATTATTTTTATCTGTTGTAGTTAATGATGTTGTCGTCGAGAATGGTATGACAGTTTGTCCTTGATATGCAACAACTTCTTGCGACTGCCTAATTCCAGAGACGAAAGCATTAACTTCTACTTCATCACCAAAATTTGTTCCAACATTCAATTGAATTGCAGTTGCACCAAGAGAAACATATTCGGAAGATGCTAATTTGATACCGTTTACATAAACATCATTATATCCAGGATTATTTTCTATCGCAAATACAGTCTCTCCTGCTGCTGAGGAAATTGATGTGATTCCTTTTGATGCAGCAGTTTCTAAAATAAAGTTATTTGAGTCAAAATATGATATTAGATTACCTTTTTTAATTACCTTGGAGAAAGTAAGATTTGGAATTGTTACAATGCTGGTATTGGTTGCAGCATCACGCAGAGAAATAGTTGCCTCACCTATGGTTAATTTCTTGGTTTGAGTTGTATCTGCATTGAATGTTCCAGCAGCACCAACAAATCCATAAATTGATTGAACATCTTCTACGCCAAATGTTGTAATTGCAGTTGATACTCTTCCGTTTTCAGTTCCATTGAATGAAAAATTTTCACCAACAATAAAAGATCCTTTAACACTTTGTAATTGAATTTCTGTTTGATTTGTTACGCCAGTTTTTACAAAACCAGTGGCTCCACTTGATCTACCTTTTACATAAGTGGATGCCGAAAGAGTTACTGGTTGATTGAGTACAACATTTGTATAAGTTTGAATATCATATAAAGATATGTCCCACTCATTCGATGCTGGATTTGTTGTATTGTAGGATCCGCTTTCTAGTGCGAAATCATAAACTCTTGCAACACCAATTTCATTTCCATTAAAAACATTTTTGTTTGCAATCCTAGAATCTCTAAGGCTAACAACGTAGGTATTGCCAATTCCAATTACTGGTGATCCAGAAACATTGTTTAATGAAATTGCTGGGCCAGTTAGATAATTAATTCCTTGCTCTTTTAACTCTTTTCTGTCTCTTGGTTTTTCAACATCTAAGAATGTTGGCGCGGTTGTGTCAACTCTATAACCACGGACATATGCTTTACCAGGAGATATTTTGTAAACTGCAAGATTGTCGGATGGTGTTCCTCCATTATAAGTTAGTTGATTTTTTTTAAAAATACCATTATTTCCTTCTTCATCATTTAAAGATTCTACACAAGTTAACTTAAATGGTTTAATGTAGTAATCACCAGATTCTTCATAAGTTCTTGCTGCAAGAGTATCATTAATTAAATTATATTGCGTGTCATTTGGAGTATTTCTTAAAAGTCCATTTTGAACCGTTGCAATTTCAATGAAGTTTTTATCATCAAAATCTAAAATAGATTTCTTTTTTAGGATGGCAGTGATCTTTAATCTATCTGCACCAGGAGAAGTATAATTGTTAAATCCTTGCGAATTGTCATAAAGGGTTTCATCGGTATCTGATGTGATCGTTTCTTCAATAATATTGAAACCAATTCTATAAGTTGGGGTGTTGGAATATTGGTCTAAAATAATTGTCTGTGTAGAAATATTAACAAATGTTCCTCTTAAAAAATATACTCCATCTTGTACTGTAAACGAAGAAGCAACTGACGTTGAGTTTTGACTTACAGTTGTTGCAAAATTTTCATTTGGAATGAAAATAATATTCGACGTTTGCAGTCCACTTTCGGTTAGTAAGTTTTCCCCATCACTAAAAGACTGTGCAGAATTTGTTGATCCCGATGAAATATAACTTATATAAAGAGAAGCATTTCCTCTATCCGATTTTTCTGAAGGAAGAACAGATTCAACTCTTGCTCTTACACCAGAGGTCTCACCCTTAATAGTTGTTCCTACAAGAGATTCAATGTAAGATGACACTGGAATTCCAGTGAATGAGTTTTCAATTTCAACAACACTATACTGTGTATTGTACAGCGTTTGTCCAGGAATAACTTTTGCACCCTCTCTAAAAATATGAGTTCCAAACTGCTCTGTTTGATTTTGCAGTATAGATTGTAAGGTTGTCAGTTCCCTTGCTTGAACTGGATAACCTGGTTTGAATAATACTTTATAATAATTCTTTGTTGGATCAAAGTCGTCAAAGTATGGAGAGACGTTTAAGTTAGTTTCCTGTGGCATTATTCTTTAAAATTGCAAAATAACTTTGATATCTTCTTTTTGATTGGTCGATCTAGTAATAGATGGTCTATTATCGACATAAATTATGTTTCCAGAATATTTTTCAACCTCTGGTTGCGCCACACCACTTATAAACGATTGACCAAGGTTATAGGTCCTATTATTTATTACGGTAGATATACCAGTAAATGAAGTATCAATTTGTAATCCAGTGCTTACTCCATCATTACTGATAAGAGTAGAACCACCAGATCCAACTGTTGATGCAAATTTATTCAATGTTAACCCATACTTTGGAGTTAAATTTTGAACACCACTGGTTGTAAATCCAGCCATGCTCTTGTCTTGCCAATATTTTAAGACACCAGTTACATTATCATATGAAATAACTCTACCAACAGCGGTAGATGCCAAACCAACAGTTTGGGTGATGAAACTATCGGCAGTTGGAGTAAAAGTCGTTACAGCAATTCCAGTGAGTCTAAGTGCATATACTCCACTTGCTTTACTAAGATTTAAGTTAGATGTAGAACTATAAGCTTTTGGATTTTGAACAATTCCAACTCTGGCAATTTGATTTCCCGTTATGAAATCTGGATTTTCTATATCATTTTCAATTCTGGAATAAATTAAAACATTACTCGCACCCAATTCACGGTAAATGTCTTTACCATGACCTCCTTGTGAAGGAATAATCACATTAAATGAAGGAGTTGTTGTGCCTGTGGGAACATTTCCCGAAACCAAATCTACAATTCCATATGTATAACCAGAACCACCTTTTGAAATGTTTATTGATTCAATTTTTGAATCATTTCCAACAATAATAGTTGCTTCTGCACCAGAACCATTTCCTTTGATTGGAACTCTGGTATAAGTTCTATTTGCAGTCCCAAGACCAACGCCTCTATTTGTAATAGTTACAATTTTAAGTTGACCACTAGTTTCAGCATTATTTCTAACTGCCGCATTATCTGTGCTAGTTGTCCAATTAGTTGGCACTGGAATAAAATCAATCGAATCAAATTTTATAATGTCGCTAGGATTAACAGTGTACAAATATTTCCAAATATATCCATCTCCACTGGATCCAGCAGATTTTGGTTCTAGATCAACAAAGTTTGGTTCATCGAGAGATGGTCTGCCATTTGTATTTTCGGGATCAGTTCCATTTTGTAGACAAATATAAACTTTATACTCACTGTTCATTACATAAAAATTAGAATCATATAAGTTTGTCGAATTTGATGGTTTTGATAGATTATCTCTGGTTATATCGTGACGATACATGTCATATGTTGTTCCATAAGTCCACGTTATTTTACGAATAACTTGTCTCACATCAGATGTCGTTATTTTTTTTAGAGCAATAACAGTGTCCCAAATATCATTCTCTTCCGAAAAACTATCTTTTGGGGATGGTGGAATCGTGTTCCATGTAGAACTTATATCTGTGGCGTTTGGCAAACCAATGAAAGTATAATATGCATTAGCAGTTGACGCCACGGATGTGACAAAGTTATTTGCACTTAATATTCTGAACTGATCAGTTATAATAGCGGACATTGTAGGTTTTTATGTATTTATTGGATATAATTAAAGTTTTCTAGGGGACTCAACCTTCTTACCAAAGGAGACGTTTCAATTCCAGATAATCCATTATTATATATTGCAAAAGTATTAGTCCCACTTCTACCTGTAACTGTCATTCTTGCCCAGGAGTATTCACCAAATGCTTTTCCATATCCTAGATTTGTGAGTCCATTATAATCAGTTAGACTTACAGTCACTTGCATAACACTAGTTGTACCAATACCCGCAGAAACATAAGATTGTCCAATTGAGACCGAAACAACTTCGTAGACGTTATCAATGTTATTCGTACCATTCCATACAATAGAACCACTAGAATTTAAAGAAGTTACTCCATTACCCACGTTCGAATTTTTAACAACAAATCGATATCCAGTTTGAATTTGACTTAAAGTAATTGCAGTTCCAACAATTGAAGCATCTCTCAGGAAAGACTTCTCTGGAATGTAGAAATCAAATACAAGTCCCGTTGGTGCCACTCCAACGCTGGTAGTTTTAATACCCGTAATCTGACCAAAATCACCAGAGTAAGTTACATCAGTGACAGTTTCAATGTCATTACTTGGGGCAGCGATTAAGACATTTGGAGCTTGTGTATAACCAGTTCCAGCATTTGTTATTGATATTGTAGAAACTGCTCCGCCAGAAATTGTTGCTGTTGCTTGTGCTCTCGAAGTTGTTCCTAGTCCAGTTGGACTTTCAAAAGTAACCACAGGTGGTTGAGTATAACCAATACCAGCGTTTGTTATGGTTATGACAGTAACTGTACCACTTCCAGAAATTGTTGCTGTTGCTGCCGCAGATACCTTAGAATCCTGACCAATAATTTGCACAGTTGTTCTTGTTGCAATTGGAGATGGATTCTCATTTACCGAATCAAAGAAAGTTTTTGCTCCTTCAACAAATATTTCTGTGTCCGAAGGAGAAACAGATTTAATAACATTTGTTGTTGGATAAATTAAAGATTCGTATTCTTCTCTATTTTTTGGAATATAATTTCCATTAACGAGTGAATCTGAACGCTGCTTGCACCAAATTACTGGTCTAAGTAATCCTGTTGTAATAATTCCAGGACCATCATATGTGTTTGTTGTGACAACATCGATAGAGTCAATAGAGAAAACGGTTCTTTCATCTTGACGATTATCTGCCTCTGGTGGGAAAATTCTGAGTCCATCACCAACCTTTACAGTTTCTAGAATGTCTTTATTGATAACATCATTATCTTTATTGCCTTGATAGAATAGAATAGTAGCATTATCACCTTCTCTTGGAGCTTCTGTGAATGAAAGAACACTACCACCATTGAACTCATATGCTTTTCCTGGTTCTTGAAGGACTTCATTTAAGAAAATTAATAAAGTATATGCCACATCAATTCCAGAACCTTCTCTTCCTATAATGGACTGTCGTATTCCATCAATTCTAAGTGGGAATTTAGTTTTAAATCCATCAAACAAGTTACTTATATCATCAAATAAAGTTAGATTGCCAATAGTCCACCCATTAAATTGTTCCTGATACTGCTCCGTTACTGTTAATTGGAATTCATTATATGATTTTGAAGTGTCAGTTGGTATTCCACTGGTTCCACCAATAGTAAATGTAAGTTTATCTCCAACTTCATATCCTCTTCCAACATTAGTAATTTCAAAGTCAATAATGCTAGATCCTTGACCAACTACAATACTCACCTTGGCTCCCGTTCCAACACCAGTTGTTCCTCCTGTATATTTTAAATCTAGATTTTCATATGAGAATGGAGAATCGAATACAACAAATGGTGGATTTGAGGAGGTGTATCCAGATCCAGGGTTTGTGATTGCAACACTTACAACAATTCCATTTGAAATTGTTGCCGTTCCAACTTTTTGAAGATTTGAAATAGTTAATGATGAAGTTCCAACTGATACATTGATTGTTGTTTGTATCCCAATTCTATAACCAGAACCACTATTTCCAATAGAAATAGCAGAGATAGTTCCTGCGGAAGAAACAATTGCTGTTCCGCCAGCAGCAACAAGTGGTTGATAACCAAGACCCTTTGTAGAACCAACAGAAACAATTTCTCCACCAACAGGAGAACTATTAAAGAATATTGAAGTTATTCCTGATTTTTCTGTTAAGTATTGGTTGTTTATAATTGGATTTGAACCAAATCTTGTTGGTGACTGTAATATACCATTTAACAGAACAACTGCATTATCAGTAGAAATACCACTTACCGTTCCTCCTGCGGATGTAATAGTAAATTCTGTCTTAATTCCAGTGAAAGAATCTGAGATATCATCAAAGATATAATTCTTATGATATGGTTCAATGGTAGAATTCTTTGCAGAAGTCTTCATAAATGCCCTTCCACCAAAACTTGAACTGGTAGTTATTCCAGCAAAATCTCTATCATCTGGTGGATTTGTTACAGTTCCGATTGGAGATTTGCCATAAGGTGCCGCAACAAAGTTGATAGTGTTATCAACAATATTGTAATTTCCTTTAACTTGCTTCACAACCGCTGCTGTTGTGTGAATACCAATATTTGTTCCCATCCATCCTCTTCTCACATCAACAACTTTTGTCGATGAGTTTATTGCATCAATGAAACAAATTTCCTGATCAACCTGTAATAATTGCCCAACAAATAATTTTTCTATTGAATTTAAACTAAACTGATCGTCAAACGATGTTGCCGTAGATGTAAGGTGTGTTGTAACTGATGTTGCAACTACTGGCGATTGAATTAAATCGTCAATAGTTACAACAACTCTTTGGTTCGATTTTTTAGATATGAATCTATGAGATATTCCTATTCCAGCAGAAGTAATGTCTAGTGGATTTGGAGGGACTACCAAAGAATCTGTTGCCGAAAGAGCAACTTTTATTGAAAACTTATCAACTTTAATTAGATAAACGTTACCTGGAAGTTTATCAGTAGAAATGCCAGATATTGTTGTTGATGCAATTCCAATAGGAGAAAATCCATCAATATTTGGATATGAATAAAATACCTCTTCCCCAGTTGTAAAGAAGTGCTCATTGGAGAAAGTAATTGTATTTGCACTTAAATTAATAACTCCCGTTTCAGTAGCAACTCCTACTCTTGGATCTGTTGTTGGACTAAAATATCTTTGGAAGATATCTTTTTGATTATGAGTCAGATCAAAAGACCTTCTTATATCGAGCTCAGTTCCAGCATAAGTTCCCTTTCCAGAATTTAAACTTGCATTATTGAAACTAATTCCAGTGAGACTATTGAAGTTGTCAACCAACCTCATAGTGTGCTGCCACACTCTGACATCGACATCAATATTAGCGTTTGGAGTGTATAAAATCTTTAAAGTTGAGTTGGTACATGCAATTCCAATTGTTCCAATTCCAGAATCTGTTTGCAGTAAACCATACTCAGTAAATGATTGATCAAGATCATCCTGTGCAGCAATTAATTCTAAAAATTCATATTCATCATTAGTCTTATCCTCAATACCGATAATTAAATATCCAGCATTAAAGTTATCTGTTGACCATCCAGCAATTCTACGAGCAACAGGTGTTGATGTTGATCCAATTCCCGTGTAAATTGTTTCAACAGTATTAGTATTAAATGTTATAGATCCTATCCCAGTTGCATCAGTAATTCCCATACCAATGGTTAATGCATGTACTGTTCCAGCAACTCCCGCATTTGGATAGAAATCCAAAACCATTCTATCAGATTCAAGAGTCATTTGTGTGACTCCATAGTTATCAAAATCATTACCACTATTGGTAGGTTGATTTAGTCTGAATAATGTACTAGAAGTTTTTGCTGCTTGTGGAAGAATTGCGCGATATTCTTGAAGAGTTGCAGAACCAGTTGTTGGAACAATGACACCAATATCAACAAAATTGCTTCCATCCGTGCTATATCCAACACGAAGGTCATCCCCAGGTTCTGGATCTTCGCCACCATTTGAATCATTTCCAACAATTGCCTTTACTAATATTTCGTCATAATTTCTAGCATCAATTGGATTTAAAGTAAGATTCCTATTTCCAACTCCCGTAAATCTTGTATGTGGACCAACTGCAAATCCTCCAAATGGTCCACTACCAGTTCCTCCTGGTGAAGTTGTAACGCCAGAACTACTGAAATATTCAGAAATTTTTACAGTTGGTATAACTTTTAATGGGACATTTGCATCATATGTTCCGAATCCAGATATTACAGATCCAGTTAGTGTTGAGTCTGTAAGTTGTCCATATTCCAACATTAAAACGTTTCTATCTTTATCTTTAACAAGACTTATTTCGTCATACTGATGTTGAAAATCGGTCGTTGAAACTGAAACTAAAATCCTTGCAGCTCTATGAGTTGAAGATACACTTACAATAGGAATAGATGTTAACCCAGCACCAGCAGAAATAACTGAGCGAGATGAATATATTTGAGCAACGGATCCAACTGACGTGCTTCCTATTCCAGTTGCTTGATCTATAATATTATAAGATGCAAGGCTTATGTCATAATTGTTGACTTTATATTTGTTTGGATAGAATAATAATTGTCCCTGCAAATTATTAATACCAAAATCAAAAGAACCAAGATCAAATTCAAATATTCCTAGATCTTTTTGTGTATTAACTCGACCATACTGACTTAAATATCCCGTTGTATTGTCATGCAATAATGTTACCAACATTATTTGTCTTTCATTTGTAAATCTCTTATCCTTAACATAAGTGATATACTTTTTGTATCGTTGCGACAAATCAAACGTATCAACTACACCAAATCTATCAGTTCTCTCATCACTTAGGAATTGATCACTTATATCATCAATATTTAAAACTCTGTTACCAACAGATTCGAAATAATTTTGAATCAACTTAGAATTAAAGATTATCTCATCGGATGCTACGTTTCCTACAATGTGCTTAAAGTTCTCATCAACTAAATCCCAGTCAAAATAGCAATTTGTATCAACAACATTAATAATATCAGTTATAGCACTGAAATCTCCACCATCCTGAGTAGTTCCTATTCCAATAGCAGATTTGCTATTGATCAATAAATTGCTAAACTTTTTATATCCAGCTGGATGATTTAAAGATTGTACTGGTTCGTCCCAAGTCTCATATGAGACTTCCGATTTTAAAGCGTACGAAAAATACTGATAATAATCACTATCTTGCACTCTCTGAGTGTCATTATTTAAAAATCCTGTTTCTCTCTTCCATCCTTTTCTAACCTTTGAAGATGGACCCAATTTGTACTCAGTTTCAAACGAAGTTGATTTATTAATAATGGCTTTTGTTCCTGAGGTTTCCCCTTCAATAACATCATCAATAATAAATGATCCAAAAGGAGATACTACTTTTACCAAATTGCTTTGTGGATTCCATTTATCAACGAATCCAGAAGATCCATTAGTATTATTTTTAATCTTCTCGTTTAATAAGAAATCATTTTGTTTTAATTTGATCGTAAATACTGGAAAGTCTTTTGCTGGTATAACTCTACCAGCAGAATTTAGTGCATCAAACTGACCAGGATATTCTCCATTTTTTAGATTAGAAGCAAGATTATAGGTTATAGTTGGATTTGATCCACCATATTTCGGATCTATATGTGTTAAAGTGAATGTAGAATATGAATATTGATTTGAATTGTATCCTTTTCCAGCAGTTGTAATGCCAATATTTTCAATGAAAACTTTATCTCCAACTGAGAATGGGAATCCACCAACCGTTGCAAATGAACCAACTAATGTAACAGTAACATTTTTAGAAGTTTGATTATATGCAACTGTGTTTATTCCAACTCCGTTAGAATTTTTAGTTGGAATAATTATTGGATTTACATCATATAAATCTCTGGTATTTTTGATAATCTTTACCTGAGAATTTCCAATCTCATATTTCAATTTAACATCGATAACGTTATTTGTTACACTATCAATAACAACTAATTCTGGCGGAGTTGTGTAACCCTTTCCAGCACTTGAAACACCAATACTGTCAAAAGAACTGAATCTTTCAATATTTAAAATGTTTGAAAGTTTTACTGTTGGTCTTAGAGTATTATCAGTTGGATAGTCAAATCCAATATCTTCAATTTTTATTTTTTTAATTTTTCCAATACTTGTTGAGATGCCATTCAATAAAGAATTAGATCCTGTGGATGATAGTGCATCAATTTTGGGTATATCTGAATATCCATAACCACCAGATGATACTCTAATTGAAGAAATAGGTCCAACAGCAGTGGTTGAACTTGTCTCATACGAAATTTTATTTGAAATTAAATCATATTCAGATATTTCAGGTTGCTGACTTACTGTGTATGTGAAAGAAGTTGAGGCAATTGAAGTTAATTGATGTCTTCCAGAGTAAACACTTGGAACTTGAATTATCGTATTTGCACTATCAATTTTTTCATTATCATAAATGATTGATGACTTTATTGGTTGATTTATTCCAAATCTTGGTTTTAATGCATAATAAAGAATTTGTGGAGTAATGTTAGAAGATTGGAAAACTAAGTTTGCGTTAGTATCAATTCCAATTCTTCCTGTTTTAGATACGTTAAATGAACCAATGTCTTGCGAAGTTAGATATTCATTTTCAAAATTTTGATCTGTATATAAATTAAAATCAAATGCAGATTCACTTACTGCATTGTTAACAAATGATAGTGAAGAATCTGAAAGATCGAAAATAACATTTTGACTCGAATAATATTTTACTTGCGGATTTACCGCAGATATTGTGCCAGAAAAAACAGAGGTAAAGTTTTTATATACTGGAACGTCTAAAACACTTTCGTAATATGAATTTGATAGTCTTATTTTATTATCATCATAAACAATAACATAATAAATCATGTTATTGTCTAACTGTGTAGTTGAAGAAGAACTGAATATTACTTTCTGTCCAGTATAGAAACCATGATTGTTAATTCTGATTGTATCTGTATTCAGATTTATATCTGATGAAGTAAAGTTCTTAGGATTAATTACAATTCTTCTATTATAATCATCATATACAACCTTAATTGTAGTTGTTATTCCAACGTCAATACTGACTGTTACTTCATCCTTTAATGATAATCCGTGAGTAGAAGCTGTTGCAACAGTCACTTGATTTCTTTCAATTTGTCCAAAGATTACATCATTTTTTACCGTTTCAAAACTATGATAGGTTCCAGTTCCAATTCCGATAAATTGTAGAATTGTGTCATCGCTGCTTAGATCTCCAATAGTCTGAGCTATTGAAATCAAATCATCAGAAATTTTCTTAACAAATAATTCTTGGTTTTGTGTTAGTGTTGATGATGTTGAAACTCTTCTTACTGATAAAGTTGTTCCTCCATTTGACTTATAAAGAATTTTATCTGATGTTTTTAATCCATGATTTTCTATTAAAATAGTTCTGGTTGGAACTTCATCAACTTCATATTTGTTTAGATATATTGTAACTCCTAATCCAGAAAGATTTGAACTATCAAAATCAATATTAATTGAAGTGGTTCCTACCGAAAGAATGTTTACTTCATCTTGATTAAATCCAGATGACGTAGCATTTGTCAGGGCAATATATCCACCACCAGCAAACTTATTAATGTCTGCTGCCTTTTGGAAAATTAAAATTGAAGTAGAACCAGTTGAAATAGAAACGGGAGATTG